TTATGGACTAACAAGGTGGTCAACGTTGCGTCGGAGAATACTACGGTGAGCGACATTGCCAGGTCCGCGGCACACTACCTTGGCATCGAAGTTGACTGGTCTGAGTCGAAGGAGCCGGACAAGCGCGACTACGCTATGGACTGCTCCAGGTACAACAGCATCTCCGCTGAGCTGTCCACTCTACTGAAGGTTGGGGATATCGGTGCCATGGCAGGAATACGGTCCTCGATCCTCTCTTATGGCAAGCCATATCCAACAAGGCTAGAGCAGCTACGGACGTGGTTTGACAGCCAGAAAAATACGTGAGAGAATAGGGTCGTAGAGACCAATTTCTACGAGGGCTCCTGCGTCGGTCTCCGCAGGGGCCCTCAACAATCTGAGACTAGGTGAGAACATGCACGTGAAGGATAAGATCGCAGAGGTCCTCCGGGCTCGTAGCGAGGTCGGTCGTCCATCGAAGCGCAAGTGGCGCGGCAGCCTTCTGGGTGGATGCGTCCGGGCGCACTGGTATTCCGCAAACGGCGTGCCAGCTTCGGAGCCATTCACCGATGACACACTGCGAGTATTCGCAATGGGCAATGCGGTTGGTGACTTCTTGGAGAAGGCACTGCGGGAAGCGTACGGAGACAGGATTAGTTTCGAGGTTCCGGTGATATCGGACGAGTTCGATTTCGCTGGCAACATCGATGCCCTGCTCCAGCTGGAAAGCGGGAAGGTGGTAGTCCTTGAGTTCAAGAGTATTAAGCACCAGGGGTTCATCCGGCTCAGGGAGCCAAAGCCGGAGCATGCCATACAGGTGGCATCATATGCCAGGCTCATTGGAGCTGCGGACATCGAAGCGTGGGTCGTGTACGTCGACAAAGAAAACTACGATATCCTCGAGTTCCAGGTGGACGTGCCGTCGTGGGCGGACCGAGCCAGGAGAATCCTAAATGTGCTAGACTATTACGGCGACCGGAAACCGCCACGGTTGCCAGAGGCCGACACACGGAAGTGGCCGTGTGGATGGTGCAATTGGCGGACGGAATGTCTAGGAGGTACAAATGGCTGAGGCCAAGAAGACCCTAGCTGCCAAGCTTGTGGACATCATGAAGGCAGTGGGATACATCCGCAAGTCTGGAACTAACCAGGCCCAGGGATACAAGTACGTAATGGCCACCGACGTAGCGGACGCTGTCCGTGAGGAGATGGCAAAGAACAACGTGTCGATGGTTCCATCGTCAGTCGATGTTGTTGGAGAGGGGCTTACGCCTAGCGGCAAGCAGACCCTGCTAACACTTCGCTTTACGTGGACACTTACTGATGGAGATACTGGTGAGACGATTACGTTCCAGTCCATCGGCACCGGATCAGACAGCAGCGACAAGGCTGCGTACAAGGCGGCCACCGGTGCGCTTAAGTACGCCCTTCTCACGGCGTTCCTGATCCCGACAGGCGACGACCCGGAGAATGACAGCGGCGACAAGACAATTGCCGACGCAGCTGCTAGAATCTTCGAGGCTAAGCCGGCGGCCAAGACGCCCGCCAAGACAGCGTCTGCAGACTTTGAAGGGGTGGACTTCTAATGGAGCGACTTGATATTTGGTTCGGCAAGGAGCCGCCGGTGCGAAAGCGCATTGAGAAGCTTGGGGTCAACGCCCTGACTTTCCGCGGCCAGGCACAGACGGCGGAGTACGACTGGTGGGTAGCCAACAAGAAGAATGGTGCGGAGCCAGCCGTGCGTTACATCAACGCATCGATCACCGTGTTCGACGAGGCTCTCTCAGAGCACGTCGAGAAGATCTACGCTTCGTACACCAAGAAGTTGGAGTCTGATACGCGTGACCCGCGTCCACACATCCACATCATTGGCCGGTACAGCGGAGACAAGAAGCTCTCTGATGATGGCAAGCGATTCTTCGTCGACTTCAATGTTGTCGAGGCTAGCCCGCTCATCTTCGGGCCACTGCGTAAGTGAGCGTAGAGTTCAGCGGCGCCAGGGCTGTCATCGAGGCTTCTCGATGCGCCCTGGACCGCGAGTACTCTAAGCGCGATCACACGGAGTGCGAGTGGTGCGTCCACGTTCCGGCAGACATTGTCAAGAGCGTTTGGATGTGGATGCGCAATCCGGTTAACGCCGCAGAGATCTCTAAAGAGGATCGTGGCGAGGAGCAGCTCTGGTAGCAGTGGTACTGGCGGCGGTCATGTCGATCTGCCTACCTGGCCCAGCTGACAAGGACAAGGGGTGGGCGTCATGGTACGACTCGCCAATGAAGTCCAGTCATCTCTACAACAACCCCTGGTACACTCGCGGCAAAAACAAAGTTCTAAACTTTGCGGCGGTAAAATCATTCAAATGGAACGACACGCCGTATAATATTCAGGTATGTTCGGTCAAGACCGGCAATTGCGTAATCGCCAGGGTAGTCGACCATTGTGCTGGCTGCACCGGAAAGCGATTAGTCGATCTAAGTCCGATACTATTCACAGCGCTTGGAGTCCCGCTCCATCATGGGGTGGCCAAGGTGGTTCTCAGGAGGGTAGATGGCAATCAAGGGTCCTCTTACTGCAGCGCAGCGTCGAGGCAGAAATAATAGAAAGAGAGGCAATGCAATTGAGCTATGGGCGTGTAAGGAACTTGGCATTTCTCGTACAGGAATGTTTGGAGGGAAGGCTGATGGGGGCAGACACGACGAGTGGCTGGTCATTCAAGTCAAATCCGGTCCGTCCAATTTCTCGGAAAAGGTTTGGGGGCTTCTTGAGTCTCTTAAGCCGAACGCATCGCAGCTCAAAGCGGTAGTCTTCGCAAGCGCTGACGGGCCGGGGGTCAAGCGCCGGGCATACGTGGTAACAACCCTGGATGATTTCAAAGAGTGGTTTGGAGGGAGATATGGATCAGACACCGAAGATACTGAGTAAGGGCATCTTCCTGGACTCACGTGGGTTTTTCCAGGAGGTAGCCAAAGAAGGTGACGACGTCATGAATTCGATTGGCGTCATCCGGCAGATAAATATGAGTAAGAGCAAGAAGGGAACGCTTCGTGGCATCCATGCCCAGACCGGAATGTCTAAGGCTATGTGGGTTCCATTCGGTAGCGCACAGATCGTTGCCGTTAACCTTGACGTGACGTCAGGGGACTTCGGTAAGGTTGTAACTCACCACATGTCGGCAGGGGATGGGAAGATCTTCTGGGCTCCGGACAACTGGGGACGTGGGTTCCTGGCCCTGGAGGAGGGAACGACCGTGGCGTATGCGTGCTCTGATGTCTACCGTCCAGGCATGGAGTTTGGTGTAAACCCGTTGACTTGTGGCGTGTCGTGGGACACCGAGGCACTTGGCGGAATTGAGGTCCTGGTCAGCGACAAGGACCGCGACGCTCAAAGCATAAAGGAGTTGAAGAAATGATTCCAAAGAAATCAACGAGCAAGCCGTCCATCGACCAGGCGTTGATGGAGTGGCGAGTAATATTCGCCGGAGTTATGCAGACGATCTACGATTCGCAGGAAGTCGACTCAGAGTACGGCGAGCGAAATGACACAGCAGTCGAAGTTGCAGCCCAGGTTGCAGCTGAGATCTGGAAGGGAGTTGACCATGGCGACGACGCCTGAGGAAGTACAGCAGCAGCCAAAGTTAGCACAACGAGTCATGGATAAGATTACGGCCCCGGTCAGCGACCAGGTCGGCAAGCAGCGCATCGTTCTGGCCGTAGCAGCGGCCGCATCTAGCACGGCCCCGCAGCCATTTGCTGCCGTTCTAGGAGTGCTCATTGTCGCCCTGGCATATGACCGGAAGCGATGATCCACTTCACTTGCCCTCAGTGTGATAGTGAGGCAGTTTCTCCTCACCGCAAGAGGGCCAGGAAATTTCTAGTTCATGGTAGCAGGCAGTATGTTGCAAGGATGTACGTGTGTGGCAATTGCCGGCACAGGTTCATCGTGGTATCCTTCATAGCCAGGGGCAGGGCAGCTGCCGCAATAGAGGAGAGGTTGGAACATGAGCATTGATTTCACTGAGTACCAGAAGATTTCATCTAGCACTTCTGGTGCGTTTGACAAAATGGACAGCACCGACGCCAGGACTGCGATAGCAGCTATGGGTCTTGCGGGCGAGGCCGGCGAGGTAGTTGACTACCTTAAGAAGGTCATTGGCCATGGGCACGAGCTTGACGTCGACAAGGTCTCAAAGGAGCTTGGAGATGTATTGTGGTATGTAGCAGAGATTTGCAGCGTTCTAAATATCGACATGGGTAAGGTAGCGCAGCAAAATATTAGCAAGCTCAAGAAGCGATACCCGGACGGATTTAGCAAGGAGCGCAGCGTTAACCGGGCAATCTATGCAAAGTACTAAGACCGGATACAAAGTACCAGAAGCATTCAAGGATTACTTCTATAGCCTATATGGTGATTGCTGGGAAATCCTGGTCTCTCGCCAGCGCGGCTATGGACCGACCAACATAGAGGCCCTTGGCCCTCATGGTGTGTTCTCTCGCCTAGCGTCAGACAAGTGCGCGAGGGTGTGGAACTCCATGAACGGCAGCATCGAGGGCGGCAAGATCAACCTCAACGAGGACTGGTACGGACCGGAAATCCGTGACGCCCTCGTCGATATAGCTAACTATGCGATGATCATGATCTCCCTTGGTGAGGAGAAGTGGTCGACTCTTGCGAGGGATAACGATGGCGAGCAGGGCTGAGTTGGAGCTGGAGCGTCTTATCTCCGGCAGAAGGTTTACGGTGGAGCAGATAGAGGCAGTACGTTCTTCGATTGTTCGCGGCGACGTCGACACCATTGCACATGCCGCAGCCGGGGGGATCGCCCTAGCGTTAGAGATAATCAGGAAGTATGAACAAGAAACCCAAAGACGCAGCAGCTGAGTTCTTCCGGCGCGATGCCATCAAGCAGGGTATGTCCCTCAAGGACTACTGCGACAAGTATGGCATCGACTACTGGGAGCTAGTTGGCAAGACTCGCCCAGAGGTGTCGATCAACAAGACCCAGGTGACTTGACGGTCCCTGGGTCCTCTGCTAGTATGCCCATAGAAAGGAGGCCATCTATGGATATGGCATACAAGAAGGAGCAGTTCCAGGGCCGCTATTACAGGGGCAACTGGGATGTTCCGCAGGTTCACAGGATGCTGGACTGGGCTGTTGAGCGAGCAGTGCACAACGGACATACGTTCCTGAGACTGGTGGTTGACGACAACAAGACCTATGCGTTAAACTGCTTATATTGCGAGTCGTGGGCTTGCATCTCATCTCATGCTGATGACTTCGGCATTTGGGGTGGAGTAGTATATCGAGAGTGCAATGGAGGCCAAGATGAATGAGGTACAGGATTTCTGGATTTACTGCCCATCTGAGGGCAAGAAGCATGGGCTTCTAGAGCTCATGAAGAATGAGTCCGGCGGGCTAATGCTTTACTGCCCTAAGTGCTACAAGCCCCGCAAGAAGCGAGGTAACTGATGCACGTAGTCCCGCATGACCAGATCGCTGAACAGGCCCTGGTTGGCAGCATCCTGATCGATCCGTCGATCTTCAGCCAGATGTCTGAGCTGATCAAGCGAGACGACATCTACAACCCTGGGCTCCAAGAGGTGTGGGGCGCATTCGAGCGCCTAGATTCTAAGGGTGAGCCTATTGACCAGGTCACCGTGTACGAGGAGTCCAAGGCCTACCCTGGGATTGCCAACATCATCACGGAGACCATGACATCTACTCCATACGCCGGTAATCCGCAGGCGTATGCGAAGATCGTTGCGGATAACGCGGTCTACCGCCGGCTGATTGAAGCAGCCCGCAAGATCGCTGAGCTGGGGTACAGCTCGCCTGAGTCGACTGAGTCAGCCCTAGACAGGGCCGAGTCGATTCTGTTCTCAGCCAGCCGCAGCCAACGCAGCGGTAGGTTCTGGACCGCCCCTGAAATGGTCGGTCGAGCCTATGATCGCATCGCTCGCATTGCGGCTGGCGAGAGCCGGGCAGGTGTTCCAACCGGTATCGCCAGCATCGACCGCGTCACCGGAGGGTGGCAGAAGTCTGACTTGATCATCATTGCCGCACGCCCTAGCGTTGGCAAGACAGCCCTGGCTACTACCATGGCCATGAATGCTGCAGCTGTCGGGAAGAAGATTGCTATCTTCTCCATCGAGATGAGCTCTGAGCAGATTGGTGCGCGAATGCTCTCTTCTGCTAGCGGTGTTCCGCTACAGAAGATTAGGCAGGGAGTCGACAATGGCATGGACCTAGCTAGGATCGCTGCCGGCGTGTACGAGGTGGAGCGTGCAGACATCAACGTCGATGACTCTCCGGCTGCAACTCCTGGCGAGCTGCGGTCCAAGTGCCGTCGGCTAAGAT